AACGTTAAAATTCAGCGACATTTTTATTTTACCTTAGTTAGCATTTGTTTTCCGTCTACGCTTCTATATTTCCAAGAATAAACAGTTTTGTAATTTAGCATATTTATCTGACAATAATTCATCAAATCGTTAATTAATTTTGTTTCTTTTGTTTCTGGATTATACAAAGCCCACGAGTAAGTTAGTACCCGAGCACAAATTTGAACTGCTCAATACCATCAGAACTTCTTTGAACCGAGGTTCTATTTTGAATGTATGCCAAATAACCTGAGAATGGCACAAAGTCTGGATTACTTACACCCAACAAAGTTCTAGCAGTCAATGAAGAATTTCCATAAACAGTAGCATCTAGTGTTGGAGTTCCTTTTATATTTATGAGCTTAACCACGTTAGCATCTGCATCAAAACTTAATACAGTTGCTTTAAAACTTGCATTGAGGAGAGAATCTCCTTGATAAACAATCTCATCGGGAACATATGAACCAAATCCTGAAGCTAAAATTAAATCTGTGGTTGTTTTGTAAATGCTTCCATTTGCTGGATTTGGTGCTGTACTTAATGAAGTTGGATTAATTAAAATACCAACTTGTCTAAAGTCAATATCAGTTGGAATATATCCACCTTCACTTCCATTAAATTCGGCAGTTAACATAATGTGTGAACAACCTAATTCTGATACGTTATCAAAGCCGTGGCCACCAATAGGACTTACTGGAACCTTGAAGGATGCGCCTGAACCAATATCGCTAATGACCGATACGTTTGCGAATGTATAATTGGTTCCTGTGTTCACCACGGTAGCTCCGGTAATAACACCATTAGCAGAAATGGCAAGTGTACCCGTGGCACCAATACCATCACCAGTAACTTGCATTGTAATCGTGGTATTTACTTGGTCGTAACCAGAACCTCCATTTACCACATTGATTACGTCAATGTTACCATAACCAGCACCGTTTTCAATAGGATTTGGTATGTTTGAACCAACTGGTACAGGCATCCAAACTGTGTCCATAAATGTCTTTTTGGCACCAGTATCGATGGTATACACATACTTCCATTTGTAACCATCAACATCTTGAAAAATATTGTTTGTACCGTAATTTCCTGGTTTAAAAAATGGTTCTTGTGTTGAAGGTGCACCCTTATTATTCCATAAACACTTGAAAACTTGGTCAAAACGATTTTTTACATAGAATTCATAAATTAAAAATCCATTTTGGTCGACTTGAAACATATCAATATCATCTTGATAATAATCGTATACTTGACCTGATGTCCAATTAATTCTTTGAATAACTGGACTAATATTATTTGTTAATATTTTTTTAGCAACAAAGATATTAGCGTATATAGATTTTATATATTGCTGGTCTTGTGTTGGTTGGGGAGGATCAAACTCATCAGGCCAAGGCTCAACTTTAGACAAAAATACATAAGTCGCATTAATTGGTAGACTGTTCGAAGGTAATACCGCAGTCGGTGCAAAGTAAGATTGCTCTACCTGAGCAACTTTAGAACCGTATGTTAATAGTGATTGATTTGCCATAGTATATATTTATTAAGTGTGGATAACAGAAACTAGAGTATTAGCTAATGTTCCATCAACACAGAAATACCTTGCACAAACAGTTGATGTGGATGGTATATTATATGTGGTCGAATTAATCGTTGAGTTAATAGCAGAAACACCGGTTGTATAGGTTTGATTGGTACCTGCAAGATTTGTGATCCACAATTCAACAATTTTACCAACGGTAAAATTACTCATTGATACAACTAATCCTGTTGACGTTTGTGCTCTCACCATTGAGTTATTTGCAAAGTCAATGGTAATTGCTGTCTGCGCACTTGGATATACCAATGATGTATGAATGAATCCTTTTACTGGTGCCACAGTACCGGTGAATGTTACAGAATCAGCATTGAATGAAGCAATTTCATTAACAACATTTGAACCATTTGGTGTATTCCAAAATCTTATTCTGGAACCACGATTTGTGTCCGAACGATTTTCAGTAGCAACAAAATCGATTCTTGCATCACCAAATGGTGCATATCCTGTAGTACCATATGAGTTACCAGCAATCCGCAACAGGATATCATTGTTCTGTGTCGCTGTTGGCGCAGCTACTGTACCTCTGGCAGTTCTACCAGCAATAATAGGATATGCTGTATTTGATGTACCAAAAGTATCAATCAACACTCTGGCTGGTACGTTTGGCTTATTGGTCAGTTGTATCAATGTACCGGCTTGTGTTGTATTTTGTGAACTTCCTGATGCGGTGATTCTAAAGGCAGCTTCTGTTGCACCAAAATTAGAATTGGCAAGAATCATTGTTCCGTTAACAGTTACATCATTAAGTAATGTTGTTGATGCAATAATTAAATTACCAGAAACATATGTGTTTGATGATAATATACTTGTATTACCAATACTTGCGTTAACAGTTCTAACTGCAGTATTTGAACCAATGGGTGTAGTAAATATAGAAACTGATGTTCCGTGTGCCACATCAGTAAAGTTCTCTAAAGCGTTAATATCAATACGAGCATCTGAAGCAGCATTGAATACTGTATTACCATAACCAAAAGATGAATAACGACCAATAACGTCACCGGATTGACTTGGTGTTGGAGTGTTTGCAACACCTCGAGCGTGACGAGTTAAGTAGTTTGGTACAGCAGCCACACCAAGAGCATCTATAACAACCCGAGGAGAAACGGTTTCTTTACCTGTTATTTGAACAATATAACCAGGACTTGATGGAAGTAAAATAACACCATTATTCGAAGCAGTAAATGTTGCTAACGGACTAAAATCACCAAGTGAATTGTATGTGGACCTAACAAATTCAGTAATAATATTACCGGTCGTTGTCAAGTCACCATTTAATGTTACTGTTGTGTTTGCTAGAGCAGCATTAGCAATTGTTAAGGCAGTATTAGCCGTTGACCATGCCAAGTTAATACTTGTATTTTGGCCAGCATTAATAACACCAGACTGTGTTGTGTAACCAAATAAAGTTACAGAATTAGATTCTAATTGTTGAATTCTATTATTTTGTTCTGCATTAATTACTGTGCTTATATTCTGACGAGTATTTGTGGTATTTGCTAAATCAAATGCACCTTGTGCTTTACTATCAACAAAAGTAATATTGGTGTTCTGAGTAAGGTCAACCCCTTGAATAATACTAATGGCAGTATTTTGATTGTTGTTAATAGATTCGATACTTTGAATTCTAGTATTCTGAGTTAAGTCAACGCCTTGGTTAATAATGGTATTTGCTGTAGCAGTATTGGCCGTATCAAAAGAGGATTGAACATAGTTTGCAGGTGCTGCAGCCACAGATTGTCTGCTACCATCAGCAAATGTAAGATATGATTGAGTGTTTAGTGTGATGCCGTTGGCACCAATAGAGGCTACAATATTATTTGCTCTAGTGCCACCAGCAATGAATACGACATTAGCACCAGTAGAAGCTGTACCAATAACTAAATTTCCTTGATTACTATAATGTGATGGTCCATGTGAGAACACATAACCATCATAAGGCTTCATCGAACTGTATGTTTGGTCGCTAAAGTTTTTTCCATTGATACCCATATCAATGTAATTATTGGCGTTATCGGAATCACTAGTAGAAGCCACATAATCAGATGATCCTGTGTTATTAAAGTTTTGTAAATTAACTTGTAAATAGGTACTGGAGAGGCCAGAAAATTGGCCAATAACATCTTGATACACAACAGGATTAACGCCAACATTTAAAATTTCATTGGAATATAATCCTTGTGCTAAAGTGTGAGCAGTAAACTTACCTGTGGTTCCTGTCGGAATGTCAACACCCACGAACAATGAGTTTGCGGTGTTAGCATTTAACGATGTTAAAAGTGGTAGTTGTGAAATTTTTACTGTTGACATTTGTTACCCTAAAAGAATTAATTGGTCATCTTCTGTTGTTATTGTGTTTCCAAACTCATCCGTTATCTCCGGATAGTATTGTGTACCTAGTGGTCCAAAAATTAGAACATTGGTTGTTGAGAATGTTCTATTTACTGACATTAATGAGGTTGATGCATTTGCAAAATTTGAATTCACATAAACCAAACCAGATGTATAATTGATGTTGGTTACTGTTTTTCCTGTATTATTTGCAATTAGTACAGTATCCCCTATATGTAGAATATCTTTCAATGGATAAGCAGTATTTGCGTAATTTCCATTATTTACAATATCGTATGAATTCGTCAAGGACGTTATATTTATGACATTACTTCCAGAATTTGCTTGGATATAAGCAACATTGGCATAAGAGAGCCAGGTGTTGTCTTTAAGTATTGCAGTATTTGCTCCGTCAGCGGTTACAGAGATAACATCGGATGTAATTACAAATCCATTAACATCTGTCATTACAAGTTTACTATTTGATGATATAATGTTGGCCAAATTGGCACCCACCAAAGCATTAAATTTAACAATATTATTACTTGTATTGTCAAAGTTGGCTTCCATAGTAACATATGAACCTGGATCACCAGTATAGAATCCTAAGGTATGTCCTTGATTGGTTACAGCCTCAGCCGTAAAATTATCTAAAGCTTCAGAAGGCATAACAAAACGGCCAAGTACCTTAGTACCTGTTGGATGTAATAGATTTAAAAGAATATCTCTATAATTTGAAATTTCTTTTTCTAGTGTAATCTGATAAGTGTAGTTATTGTAGTCTTGGCTCTGTAGTACATCAAAAGAACTTAACTGACCTCTTGTACCAATATATTGACCCGTACCAGATACTAATCCATTAACAAATATGGCATTTGCCTTGGCTGTGCCATCACCATAAGAAATGACTCCTGTAGAATCAAATCTGGTACTGGTATTATAGGTACTATAACGATTAGTTAAATCAATAAAAATGTTTTTATTTTTAATTGTTATTTTTTGATTAAAATCGGGAACAGTATTATAATCCAACACCCTCAAACGATACATTGAAGCTGCCGTGTTGGCCAAGGTATATAAAGCTTCAATCGATTGAACCGTAGCAAAATACGTTGCAGATTCTTGTGATGCACCTTGATAAATTATGTCGCCTTCTTGTGGTAAATTGGAAATAAACACATTATTAACACACAAGTCTTGAACTTTAAGAGAAATTGATGGAACTTCAACATAGTCGGCACCAGGATCAGTAACTAGAATTGATGAGATTGAACCAACACGGTCAAAAGTTGCACCAAAAGTTGCACCATCACCTAAAATACCAGGAACAGTTAATACGGCATTTGCAGCAGCTACATTTGATGATATAACGGATACCGTAGGTACACTAGTCTGCTGATAATTTGTTCCACCCAACGGATAGAATTGGAATGCTGAATTTGGATTATCATAGGTATAATCGACAACTATGATTGAACCATTGGCATTAACAGAAATAATGTTTGCATGAGCACCAACACCAGAACCACCCGTTAAAACAATCGTATCATTTGCACGATAACCTTTGCCAGCATTTTCAATCTGTATTGGTGCTAAAATGCCTAAGTTTCTAATATTACCAATAATGGCGGCATTATCAGTCGGAAATAAAGAAGATGCATCAATTGTTGGTGCACCATCTAATCCTGTACCACTATTATCCAATAAAATGGCAGATAAGGGAAAGGTCGTGAATGATAAGAAGTTAAAGGCATTGGCTAAAGAGCAAGTTAAATTAGCCCGAGCATTGGCAACAAAACTATAGTTATTTGCATTTAATTTAATTAAAGATTGATTCTGAATTGTATCACTAGGAACAAGTGTTACGTTTGCGGTTTTTCTTGGATCAGGATTTACACTTGAAACGTGAGCTGTAGCACCAGCTGAAGCTGGACTAATAGTAATAATTGTATTTGGAGAACTTCTATAACCATAACCACCATTAATAACTCTGACGTTTTGTAAAGAACCTTTAGTTGTAGCGTAAACTGTTGCAGCAGCGCCATCACCTGCGGGTGAATTTAAACCACCAGTAATTCCTACTGGATCTCCTGGTTTATATAATAATCCTCGATTATCCGGATTAACTTCAATTCGATTTACTTGACCAACAATTTTAGCTCTAAGTGGTTGACCACCAACTTTAATCTCTTGATTGTTAGAATCTAAAATTCTGATAAACTCACCAGATTGAAAATCTCGTTGAACATTTGAAATGTGGAGGATAGTTTTTACACCATCAAATGAGGTATTTTCAATTGTTGCTAACGCTTTGGTTGTTTCACCAAACACACTATAATTTTTAATGTTTAGGAAACTAACATCGCTCGAAGCAATATTTAAACTTTTTGAAATATACCATTCACCGTCAGAAGCTCTTAATACCGCATCTTTTGTTAGAAAGAATTCTACTGGAGAATCGTAAAGAACTCTAAACAAAAACTCATATGATGCAGGTGTACCTTTTGATTTGTATAGTTCTTTAGCAATCTTGGTAACTTTAACTTTGTCAGCAAGAATATCTTTTGGAAAATAAGAAAGAAAGTCGTTATAAAAATAATCAACAAACTCATCTGGAGTCTTATCAATATTTCTATAATTCAATAAGTTTTTTGTTCTATCTGTTACCTGTTTTTCTTGTTCCAACCATTCATAGTAAGCTTTAAGAAACAATACAAAATTGGCGTATTGAGGATCATCTCGAACAAATTCGGGTAGCTGTGATGGTACCAGTAGAGATGTTTTTTGATTATTTTCTATCATGAACTTTTGGCAGTTACATTAACCACAACAGCAGTGTTGTCATATGGATCGATTGTTATAATTCTATTGTAATCAGATGAAATAATAGAAGTTGTTGGTTTAACTGAAACGGATAGTTCTCCCAAAGTATTATTAATATTATATGGGTTAAATGATGCCAGAGTAATAATTCCTTCACGATAGTCTATTGTTCCAGCATTTGCATTTAGAATAATTTTAACATTAGTTGAATCGTTGTAGTATGTTCTTAATGTGCCGTAACGACCTTTAAGATTAACAACGGCCGCAGCATTTCTTCCTGTTGTATCGCCGCTTCTTGGTGTAATCACAGCAATTGCATTAGTGTAACCAGTACCAGCAGAATCAACAACAATGCTAGAAACAGTACCATTAACTACCACGGCGTGAGCTGTTGCACCAGTACCATCACCACGAATGGTGACTGTTGGAACATCTTGATAATTAAAACCAGGATTTAATACAGAAAGAGATTCTACGCCATCAGTTTGACTTGGAACTTCTTCCAAAAATACACCGCTAATAACCTCGGATAAATTGGAAGGATTTAAAAATTCCATTGAAGGTAAACTAACAACACCACTTTTATACATATTTCTCTCTAAAGGAGAATTATAATATAACTTATATGTTGTGCTTGAAGTTAAATTAGGTAGAAACTTCTTTTCCATTCTAAGGTCATATTCACTAGTAATAATGGAAGAGTCATAATTTTGTACCGCATTCAATAAATCATATCCATTAAATGTTGAATTAAATGTATTCAATGAATTTGTAGCAAAAGTTCCAATTGCTGATTTAACACCATCTTGAATTTGTGATGCGGTTAAGTTAGTTTTCTTAGGATCATACAGAACATCAACAACTAATTTTAAATAAGTATAGTCTGGATCAATAACTGTTGGTGACACGGTAACCACACTAATAGGTTTAATAACTTCATCAACAATTTGTGATTTTTGTGTATCAGTTAATTTATAAGCTCCGGCAGGCTTTAATGAAATGAATACTTGACCATATACTGGAGTACCATTTTCTTCACCACCCCAAACATTGACTGCATCAAATGAAATTCCTAAAGTATTTTGTTGTAAAGCAACAATATAGTCATTCTTATTAACGGCACGGTTTTGTGCTGAGTATGTTTTTGGTGCCTGTAATTTAATAGATTCAATGGATTCTTTGTCACCACCTTGACTAGCAGCCAATACTGAATCAACAGAACTTGCAGGATACCGGCCAATGTTATCCATTAATACAAAACTGTTTGCACCTTCTGCAGCAAAACCTTCCGTAGACAAATATGTAAGATTAACAATATTTCCGTCCGTTAAAGTTTTACCTACAATACCATCACCAAAATATATTTCATAAGTTCCATTTAATGATTCTTGTAAAAAATAAACTTTAGAGGTTCCATTTAATGATAAAACATTGGTTGCTAAATTGTATACTTCATATATTGAATTTGATGAAGATTGTTGCACCAATACTTTTAATGTCGTGGTATCTATTGTTTCATCTGGAATTTCAAATGTCAATGATGGATTAGCTGTTGTACTAACCGTATAGTTATAAGAAGATAGTACACCTTGTTTAATTTTAACATTCTCAAATTTGGCCGAATTATTAGCCACATTTACAGTATAAGAATCAGTATTAATAAAATTGTAGTTTACACCGTTAACATCCGATGAAAGAAACGAAGAATATGCTGATAAAGTTAAAGATGCATCAGTTGTAACATTGGTTACAGTAACATTAACTTCAGCTGTTGGTGCAATTGCTGATTTTGGTGTATAGTTTAACAATTTGGCGTGAGATACCACAGATGGTCTTTGAACCGCTGAGTCCAAAAACATTTCGTTAGCCACTTGGTTTAGATAATAAGCATTATACTGTGTATTATAAGCCAAAACATCTAAAAGAACGGACATACCAGAACCTTCAAAGTTATAATCTTTGAACGTATCCTGACTTCTTAAAAATGTTGTAAAGTTGGTTTTAAGAGTATTAAAATCTAAACTCGTTAATTGAATATTTGAATTTGCTCCGGCCATTATCTGGACCTCGTTAATATTAGGTTAATTTGTGATGGTATAGTTATATTTCCAATAAGAACAAACAATGAAACATTAAATGAATTACTATCAGGAGATGCTTGAACGAATAACTGGCTAATGGTTGCTCTTGGCTCATAATTATTAATCATTCTAGCAATTTCATCTTCAATTAAACTAGCCGTTAATGGAGAAACCGGTTCAAATAACAGTTTATTTAAGCTACTGCCAACATTAGGTTGAAATAATCTTTCATATAAATTGGTGGACAATAAATTACGAACCGACTTAATGACTGCCTGTTCGTCATATTTCATAGAAACGTCACCTGTCGAAGGTAATTTTCGAAAGGTTAAATCCAAATCAGAGTAAATATGTTTGTTTGCCATTGTTTATTTATTCAGGTGCCGTGGTGGTTCCGGTGGTGCCTCCACCAGTTTGAACTCCAGTATGAGCGTGACTATTGTAAATTGCTCTGTCTGCGGCCATCGACCTAGTGGCATCAGACACAGTAATTGCTCTAGCGATACCGGTACCACCATAAGCAGGTAAGGCGTTCATAGCACCAAAGTTGGCCAGTTTAGACTGCATATAAACAGTAGATATGATTGTACCAGGAATGCCAGCAGTTAATGGTACTGGCACACCAGCAGAAATTCCTCCAGAAGTTACAATGGCACCAGGAAGAACACTCCAAGGTGTAGGTGAACCAGCACTAATATAACCCGGTGTTACAAATCCAAGTTTAGCATAACTCTGCATACCCGCAGTGATGTTATTGGTAGCAGAAATACTAAGTGTGGATGATATTCCCCCACGAACCGCCAAATCAGCATTAATGTATACATTTTGTGCCGACATTGTAATATCTTCTTTTGAAGTCAAATCCATATCACCAGAGGATGTTACTTTGGTGGTTCCGTTTACTGTTTGTACCAGATTACCTTTAATAAATTGTGTAGAATTTCCTTCTACATTCATAACGGAATCACCTTTGATGTTAACTACACAAGCCCCACCAACAGTTATGTTGCATTGGCCTTTGATAGAAACGTTTTTACCGCCAATAATAATTTCATATCCATCACCATAAATTTTGTGTACTTCATCTCCATTCGGATGCATCTCCATGAAAGTACCAGACCTGTGTTGAAGTCTTACCCTCTCTTTACTAGGAGTATCATCCATCTCAAATGAGTGACCAGATTCGGTTTGTTGTATATTATTATATGGATACTTTGGTGGATTCTTTTCGTCAACAACAACTGGTTCTGTCCATGCACTATTTGTCATTATATTTCCTATGATAAAGGTGTGGTGTCTGTAACTTGATTTGCAGCATCAGTAAGTTCTTTAACTTCTGCGCTGATTGGGTCAACTATTGCCGCTACTGCTCCAGTAATTCCGCCACTAGCAATATCTGCAACTTCTTTAATTGTTGAAGTTAAAGAAGCGGTTGCTTCAGTCAAACAAGCTTGTAACAACGCTTGCAATTCTGCTGGAGCATTTTGAATTTCTTGTATTAGTTTTTGCATTTCTTGTGCATATTCTTGTAGTGCTTTTATTTGTTCTTGAATTGGTTCAATTTCTTTTTTAACCAATTTAATTTTAGCTTTTACTGCTGAAATTTGTTGTTTAATATCTTCTACGGCTGGGTTGGCGGCTAATCCAGCAAAAATTCCTTCTATTGAAGTTCTAAGTTGGCCAACAAATATCATTACTTCTGCTTTGACAACTGCTAATTCTTTATTGACAGGTGCACAAATGTCACAATTATGTTCCCTATTTAATGCGGCCGCCTGTTGCAATGTACCTTTAATTACACCTCTAGCCAGTGCTGGCACGGAAGGTTCACCTATTCTTTTGGTGTCGGTACTAGGTTTTGGTCCGTTGGTCTCTACTCCATTATCCGTAACCTCAGCAAGATTATTATCGTATTCAGCCATTTATTTTTGCATTCCTGGCATTACACCCAGCATAACTGGAGATTGTCCAGATTCTCCATCCATAAAGAAACCAACAACCCAATCACCAACTCTTGGTGCTGAAAATGATTTTGAATTGTTTATTGGATAAACAGGATGAGCCCAAGGCAAATCTTTTGTTGCTAATTGACTTTTATTGTTTGTGTGCCATCCAAAAATACGGACTTGACAACGGCCAACTGCCAAAGGATCAACTCGGTTTTCAATTTCACCCACCCACCAAATGAATCCGTCAAGGCCGTTAAAACTATTTCTATTTTCCATTATATTTGAACACCATCAACAAAGTTTTTGAGAACTGCACTAGAACTATCAAAAGAAGCAAATGCTTGATTATTACTTTCTTTACAAAGTTCCATCACAGTTATATAGGAGTTGTTTTTAATGATATGCCGCACAGCAGTTATCAAATATTTGCCTGAGTAGAGTGGGTCATTAACACGATTGGCAGCATCTTTATCTGTTGAATAATCTGTTGGACTAACTTGAAAGGTTTGAAAATTTACTACTTTTCCTACAGCAAGCATTGGATCACCGGCAACAGTTAATTTAATTCTCATATAATTTGCCAAAGCTATTTGAGAAACTCTGTTTGGTATAAAAGTTTCAACAAAAATATCACTAGCAACAGATGCTGGTTTTGCTGAAATAAATGCATTCTTCTTTTGATTTGAGTTCGAATTTACTAGTCTTAATGTACCTGCTTGTAAATTTGCTGGAGGAGCATCATACATTGTTTTATTAATTCTATTTTTATAATTATTAGTTACTGAAGTTTTATTTAATATTTTAGCTTTAGACATATACTTGTCATAATTAAAATCAGTTTCTTTATATGTTCTTGTTAATGGATCAATTGTAATTACACGATTACTAAAAGTTCCATTAGTGATAGCTCCAAGAGTATCAAATAAATCCAATACTTCAAAATTATACACATTTGATAATTTTTGATTCAAATCGTCACTCACATTTTTTGGATCATATTTAAAAGTTCTATATGATGATTGGCCATATAATTCTTGTAATGATTTAAACCAATAACCATCTGAGTTTTCAAAAAATAACATATCAGCACCTTCACCAACGCTTGGTAAAGGTCTAGCATAGTTTGATAACCAACTAATGGTCTCAAATATCTTTTTATTAGGTAAAACAAAATCATATGTTCCGTAAGTATCGGATATACTAATAGGTTTTGTTCTACCTGTTCCTACCTTTAAATAGTCTTTTAAAATGCTGGTAATAATTTCAGATATTTTCTTACCTGTAAAGGCCTTTGATATTCTATATTGTTCACTTAAAAGAAATTCTTCAGAACAGAAATTTAATGTGTAAACTTCATAATTATTATTGTCGCCAGTAACTTTGTTTGATATTTTATAAACTCTAAAATTTCTTGTTAAAGCAAATTCATCTTTGGATGTTTTTTGTAATTTAACTTGAATAAATTCGGTGCCGTTTAAAGCAAAATTTGAAACGATACCCAAAGCATCAGACATCAATATTTGACCAGAAATGGTGTTTCCATAGATATCTTCAAATAAATTCAATTCAACCATAAATGGTAAAAGATTAACAACACCATCATCCAATGGAGTTATTAAATTTAATAGTGTTATTTGGTAGTCGGTTGGGTACTTTAATAAAGTAGTACCAAGACCTTGGTTTTCAGCCATATTTTATAAACCCATCAAAACTTGAAATTGTGTTTCCAAGTCTGAAACATAATTAGAATTAATTAATTTAATATCTCTCTTTGATTCGTTGAGGTCATCTTCATAATCGTAAATTGAAATTGCTTTTTTCGATATGGTATATGTAATGTTTGCTCCATAAGAAAAACTTCTTGTACTAGTTTTTTCTATTAATGAAGTGTAAGCATCCTCATCAATGATAACATTTTTTACCACGGTAGTTTGTGTGGAATCATCATAAGTCGTAATTAACTTTTCATAGTGATGTGTCGTTAATTGTGTATATTCAATTACTGGTTGTGTATTAGCAGCTGAGGAATACTTATCACTAAGATAATCACCGAATTGCCTACTAGTCAATGGCCAATTCCATAAAGGATCAAGAGATTCATTAGCTAATAGAACTAACCAATATCTATAAGAATCACCATAGTATTTGTACGCAACAATTTCAGGAGTGTCACTTTCTTGGACAGTATATTTGTAATAAATTAACGGATTATCAGATATCTTGTTAATTAATTTGGTACGAACAACAAGATTTTTAAGTTGTTGAACATTTCCAAAAGAATCTTGGTTGCTTATGATGGGTAAAGAATTAAAATATTTCATTTTTAATCTCCCATTCCGCCGGTGCCGCTAGTTAAATTAGTACCGGCAGCATTTCCAGCGTAAGGATTTAATGCATTGGCTGCTTGACGAGCACCATAATTAGCTCCAACTTTTGGATTAGCCTTAGCAATATCTGCCTTAGTAATAATTTTGATTTCTTTGAATGTTAACAATAAACGAGTTTGTATTGGATACCCATCGTTATATGCTGCCCAACCGTTAGGTGCATAATCAATATTGACATTCTGTAAAACACAATCATTAATGGTCATAATTTTTGCTTCTGCTCCAGCCTCAATTGTCTTTGTGGGATTAGGAGTTGTTAAAAATCCTAAACCAATATTATTCATTGCTGAAGTAAATACATTTGTTATGGCACCTAATAAACCTGTTTTTCCTAAAAATTTAAATTTTATTTGAAAAATTTGTGGCGGTGTTAAATATTGACCAGCTGTACCTGATGCAGCGCCAGCTAAACCAGGTGCAGAATAAAAAGCAAAAGAATCACATATATCTTTTACTGTTTGTGCTTCTTGTGTGCTTTTTGGAGTCATAATAAACTCCAATGTAAATTCTCTTAAAGAAATACCTTTATAAAGTAATTGAACTTGTGGGTTTGTATATTGGCCAAGGGCTTGTTGTAATAGTTGTGTTGATTTTCCATTACCGCCAGATTTGAGGTTGGCCGCACTGGTTAAGGATGCTACTATATTTTTTGCATACTCCGATTCTAACATTGAATTTACGTTATCACCAATACTTGCAGCAGTAACATCTCCAGCGTCTTGGAGTGCAGAACCAAGAAAACCTTTTGTTCCCAAAACATCCGTTAAATTAACGTCACTATATGTTGAATTATACGTTACTGCCAAAGTTTCTGGCATAAACAATGAAATTACAGACAATGGCGCACCCTTTGTGGTCCTTTCATAAGTTTTTGCTTGAATAAGTCCAACGGCACTTGGTAGTTTTTTAACGCTAGCCAATACATTAGCCCCCGTTACTGTTCCGTTCACTACTGACGCAGCGCCACCAACAACAGTATTAAAACCTTCTTGAAATCCTGTTGTATAGTCAAAGATTGAAAATTGTACAGCATGACCCATTACAGGATTGGAAGCCAAATCAGCAGGATAAACCAAATTTTGTGACGATTGATCCTGAAATAGTTTGGATAGTGGCCCCTGTAATTGAGCTAAGGGAATATTAACCCCACCTATATTTGTTGGAATGACTGACAGACCCATGGCATTTCTCTTTTTGGATTGATTATACATATTTATATCGAATACCAACAAGAACAATTTAATAATATGGCTAAAAATTCACCCTATTCCGGAAGATTTGTACCAAGAAACCCAAAGAAGTATATTGGAGATGTCAATAATATAATTTACAGAAGTTCCTGGGAATGCAAAGTCATGTCGTGGTTGGATAATAATTCAAATATTTTAAGTTGGGGTAGTGAAGAATTTTGTATAAAATACATCAGTCCAATTGACAATAAACCTCATAGATATTTTCCCGATTTTATTGTTAAGATGAGAACCAGAGATGGAACACTTAAAACGATGGTATTAGAGGTTAAACCTAAAAAACAAACGATCCAACCGGAAATTCGTAAGAGAATCACTAAACAATACCTCAATGAAGTCACTACATGGGGCGTCAACCAATCCAAATGGAAAGCAGCAGAAGAATACTGTCTAGACCGTGGATGGGTATTTCAATTAATCACGGAAGACCATCTCGGACTGTAACTAAATAATCAAATGGCATCTAAACTTACAGAACTTACCCAGCAAAAGACAGCAGCAGAACTCCAGACCATGTCTAGGGAGTCTATGAAATGGCTGACGAAAAAGATTGCAAATATTAACAATCCTGGCGCCATTGCCAATGGTATGAATGCTGAAAAGTTTAGACAAACCAATCAGTTTAGATTAGGTGGCCTATATTGTTTTTTCTATGATCCTAAGACCAAAGATTCTTTACCATATTACGACACTTTTCCTTTGGTTCTGGCACTTGAACGATATAATGATGGTTTTTTAGGTTTGAATCTACATTATTTGCCACTCCGTTACAGACTGGCATTTTTGAGTAAGTTGATGGATTTCGCCTCCTATGACGCTAAGGATGACATACAAAGGTTACGCATCACTTATGATATTTTAAGCGCCTCCAAGCGCCTTAAAGAGTTCAAACCATGTATTAAAAAGTATTTAACAGGTCACATTCAGTCACACATACTTACCATTCAGCCGGATGAGTGGGATGTGGCAGCTTTCTTGCCTATCCAACAGTTCAAAAAGGCTTCGGCAAATAAGGTGTGGCAAGAATCCGTAGAAAGTATAAGGAACTAAAATGGCAGGTAGTATAAACGATTTCAAATCAAGTTTTAAAACAGATGTAGCCAAAGTTGCCAGATTCGATGTTACTATTCCGGTACCCATCATTTTGGCACCATATATTTCAGATGGAAGAAATTTAACATATCGTTGTGAATCGGCTGCTTTGCCTGGTCGTGTATTTGAAACTGCTGAGAAGAAGATGGGTTCAGCTCCAGTAGAAAAGTTTCATATCGTACCAATTATAGTGAAGTAACAATGACATTTATTGTTTCTGATGATATGAATGAAAAGATTTTCTTTGATTCTTGGATGGAACTAATTAATCCGAGTGATAATTATAACTTTCAATACAAAGCAAATTATGCTGTTGATGTATCAATTAATCAGTATGATGCACAAAACAGTTTAACTTACGCAGCAGTACTGAGAGAGGCCTTTCCTCTTGCTGTAACTCAATTGGATATGGATTGGTCCTCTGATGCATATCATAAATTATCAGTAGTATTTGCATATAAACAATGGAACAATAATACGGTTCAAAATCTTGGCCAAGCTTTTGCTCAACAAGCAATTACTGGTGCCTTGAGTGATGTAACAAGATTAATTTAAGTGATTTGATAAAGGAGTTATAAAATGGCTTTGCCAAAAATTGATACACCAGTCTATGAACTGGAATTACCGCTTTCTAAGAAGCATATTAAATTTAGACCTTTTTTGGTTAAAGAACAAAAAAATCTATTAATGGCCATGGAAGCAGACGATAAACAAACGATTGAAAGAAACATTCGTCAAGTATTAACCAACTGCACCATTACAGAAAATTTAGATATTAATAAGTTACCTGTAATTGATGTTGAATATTACTTTCTAAACTTACGGGCTAGGTCAGTAGGTGAGATAGTTGAAAACACATACATCTGTAATAATGAAGTCAATGGTGAATTATGTGGTGGTAAAATGAAAGGTGTTTTGAAACTTTTGGATATTAAAGTTGATATTGATCCAAATATACCTGACACCATTCAGTTGACCGACAAAATTAGTATTAAATTAAAATATCCAGAATTTTCTTTGGCTGAGAAGTTAAGTTCAAAAGAATCTGCCGTTGATGTTGCTTTTGAGGTTGTGGTTGAAAGTGTTGAATGGATATTTGATGGTGAACAATACTATTATGCATCAGAAACACCAGAAGGAGAAATGTTACAGTTTATTGAATCTTTGAATCAGGATCAATTTAAACAAATCGAACAATTCTTTGATAAACTTCCTACTCTTAATAAAAAGATTGAAATGAAATGTGGTAAGTGTGGTTTCGACCATACGATAGAGGTGGAAGGGTTAGAAAGTTTTTTCGGGTAGTATTTTGTCATGACAATTTGAGAAATTACTATAAAACTAATTTCTCTTTGATGCAACACCATAAGTATTCTCTCACAGAACTTGAAAATATGATACCGTGGGAGAGAGATGTTTATGTGGCCATGCTGATTCAGTATATTGAAGAAGAAAATGAGAAGATAAAACAACAACAAGCTTCGAAACGGTAGATGGACAATAAAACATTTAAAGACTTAATCAAAAAAGGTGAACTCAGTTTAATACTGATGGATGGTGGTGCCGATTTAACACCATCACAAATGCGTAAAGTTCAATCCACCGCTAAAGATTTGGCCGATGACCGTTTAGAAAAAATGGCATTGGAATTAGCTGCATCTCCTGGTTATCAAGAGATGATGATGAACCCCTTGATGTCAGTATTGTTGCCTAAGATTTTCAATACGGTCAATAATGAAAATAAGACGGCAGAACCTGAGAAAAAAGAAGTACCATCACCAGAATCACCAAAAGCTGAATTGGATCCAGAAAAAGATCCAAATCTTACAACTACTTCATCAAATGATACTTCAGAAATTTCTCCAGGAGATTCCATTTCTGAAGCTGCCACTAAACTTTATAATTTTGTAATTGAAAACTATGAATATGATAATAAACAATTCAAAAAAGATAAAGATTATAGAGATTTACTCGTTAAGAAAAAAGAAAAGCGAGTAAAACAATTAATTGGTTTATTTAAAGTTGATAAAGTTAAAAAATCCAAAGTTGATGAAGAAATAAAAAAGAAAGAATCGGAAAGTAAATCTACTGTTGAATCTGGTAAAAAAACTGGCGGTAAAACAACCACAAAAGTTACAGAACCTTCAGCACCAACAACTCCTTCTGCCTCTAAATTACCAAGTGCTGCTGGTACAATTGTTAAAGGCGTAGTTGGCGTTGGTTTAGCTGCTGTTGGTGCCTCTGCAATTGGTGGTGCTGAATCTGGTGGTAATTATAATATTACTTACGGTGACCGATTAGATAAAAATAAAAATATTGTTCGTGGATCAAATATGAGTCCCGAACAGAAGTTCGGTAAAGACCTTACAGAGTTAACTTTGGAAGAAGTTGATATGTTGGGTAAAGAACGAAATCGTGAAAAAATGAATACCAGTGCTATGGGTAAATATCAATTCATGAATAGTACATTGTTTGGTTATAAAGACAAAGGCGGAGTCTTCCGTCCTGGATTAGTTCAAAGGTTAAATTTGGATATGAAAACTACCAAATTTAGTCCAGAAATTCAAGAAAAGTTATATGCAGTATTTCGCCAAGACAATTTAAATACACTACAAAAATTAGGAGTTCCAATTACTCCTGGTTATGAATATATGGCACACTATCTTGGTGCTGGCGGAGCAAAAGCCATCTATGATAGAAGAAATACAGACATGACTGTTCAAAAGGCTTTAGTTGATGCCGGATTAAAAGATCCAGTTAATGGAAAAGTTAATGAAGAATTGGCAAGATTAAAGGCTGCTGATTTTGAATCTATATTAGAAAATAGATTAAAAAAACATGGATTAGAACCACACGCAGAAGCAAAACCGGCACCGGCGGTTCCTGTATCAGAACCAACGAAACCTGAAATTCCAAGTCAAATGAAAAAATCATCGAACTCAAGTAATGTTAATTTGGGAGTAGTCAATAATACTACAAGAATAGAGAAACCAGCGACTACATACCAGTTGTCACCACAAAATAAATCCAATCAACCACAATTGATTGAAGAACAATATAACGGTAATTAAAAGATGGAATATAGACAAGCCGATAAAATTAGAAGCAAGAGTGTATTACAACTTATTGCTGAAAAGAAATTTAAAGGGGATCAATCTCTTGGTTCTTCTATTGTTGGAGCTTTTTCTGATAAAATGAAAGCAAGAGCGGTGGGTATTAAAGAGAAACTTGATCCTCTGAACATGGTTAAGTCATTGGCAGGTACTGGTGTTGTTGGTAAATCTTTAGTAACTATGATTGGCCGTGCTTCAGGTAGAAGTGAAGAAAACATCCGTAGATTTGGTGGTTATGGTAGCAGAAAAAGAAAATTAAAAGAAAGAAGCGATCCTAATTTTACTACTATTGGTTCGGATGAAACCGGTGAAGTTCAGCCTGGAGATTCTGTAGCCAATGTTTTAGCTAAATTAACTGGTTTCATGGAAAAGAAACATGAACTCGAAAAGAAAGACCGTGAGATTGATGAAGCTTTCAGACAAGAGCAGATTAATGAAGATGACAGAAGGCACAAAGAACTTGTAACAGCCATCAGAGAGTTTACTAAAGGTAGAAAAACTTACACAGTAGAAACTAAAGATGAAGGTATGGGATTCTTTGATGGTATTAAAAAATGGGTAATGGACACCTTTGGTGATTTATTAATATTAAAAAGTTTAACAGATTTTGTCAAATTGGTGAGTGCACCTTTACTCAAAGGTCTTGCTACATTTTTAACAGGTGGTGGATTGCCATTCTTAGCTTTACTTGCCGGCATTTACGGTGCAAAAGAATTACTTCAATATATTAATGATAAAACTCCAGACATGAGTGTTTTATCACCAACAGAAGCAGCAAATGCTTTAAAAAATGGTAGTGAAAAAGATATTGCAGTTCAAGGCGGAAAACAAAAGTTACAAGAAATTGTTAAAAAAGGTCCAGCGGCCGCAAAAGAAATATTGGACAGAAATGATGAGAAAGAAATATTGGCCGCAGGTGGAAAAGATAAACTTATACAAATTGTAAAAGAAGGTGAAGTTGCTGTTCCTGCTGAAAGTGAAATGACTGGTATTAAATTGCCTGAAAAGATTCATGCAAGACCCGACACAACCGGAGGCAAAAATGCTGGCCGTGCAAGAGAGTGGGATAATAAATGGTCTAAAAATTATAATCCGGATGGAACAAAAAAACAATCTGTACCCCAAGAAACAAAATTAAATACTACACCAGTTACTACACAAGAAACAAAGACTACAACGCCGACAGCAACACCAGCACCAACAGTACAAGAAACAAAACCAGCACCGACAGCGACAGCTATTCCGGATGTTAAGAAATCTGAAAGGTCTGATGGATCATCTCCACAAACAATACCAGCAGAAACAAAAAATGTATATAACAATATTGTTACTGCACCTAAAGTAGAAGTTATGGCAGAAGTTCCTGCCAAAAATATACCTACGATGATTGATGAAGGTGATGTATCAAATCGGAATAGCTCAGTTATTGCTGTTAATAATAATGTTCAAAACATAGGTTCAAATAAACAAGATATAGTTAGTACCGCATCAACTTCTGTTCGTGGACCAATAAGACATAGAGTAGTACCGGTTTAACCAATAAAAAACCCACCATAAAGGTGGGTTCTAAACCAAGGGGTTAAGGTTTAATCTTCTTCAGCCAACTTGCTGAAATAACTCAAATCATCTTCATCAGATGTATCATCTTTAAAAGGTGAATCTTCTGCCTTTGCTTTAGGTGCATCAAAGGCCTTTGCTTTAACTTGTTCTACGGTTGTGCGTGGTGCTTCACCATTCAAACCGAGTACCTTGTCAAGGCGTTGTTTCAAAACATCATATGACTTGAATTCTTTATCAGAAATCAATTCTTGTAGTGAAAACTCATTCTTCCAAATCTTCTCCAACT